ATCTGGGGGGGATCTCAAATCACCTATTTGCCAAGTATATCAAATCAGGGATGCCGGCGCGTTACGAAGATAATCGTTGGACAGCCCATACTGATAATATTGACAACTTTTTTATGGCATATACAAAGGTATCAATGTGTAAAGTTATTGATCAAATATCAGATAGCAATGACGGCGATTAACCAGGATTTTTTAACCAGCAAAACCATGTCAAGAAAAATAACCCACCAATAAGGCACCAATAAGGCACCAATAAGGCACCAATTACAACCGAACCCCCTTTTCCCGTAAAAACCCATGATATAGTGCATGCACAAAAAGCGACCACTATATCTTGGGGGCAGAAATGGCATTTACAACCTGGACGGCATTAAAAACCCAGATCCTGGACGACATCGCCGCCGGTTCAATTCTCACCAGGTCCTATTCCATCGGCACCCGCAGCCGGACCTTTACCAGCATGGCGGAGGTGATCGACTTCCTCAAATTCTGCGACTATCAAATTACCTGTGAGACGACATCCCGCCGCGGCCCGACGTTGAAAGGAGCAACCCCGACATGAGAGAGGTTCGGGTAGGGCGATCCAAGATTGAGGTCCGGGAAAACATTATCGATCATATCGTAAATTGGCTCGATCCCGTGCGCGGGCAGCGCCGCCTGGCCGCCCGCCTTCGTCTTGCCCTGGCCGGCGGATATTCCGGGGCGTCCAAATCAAAAAGATCGCTCATGCAGTGGACCACGGGCAGCCGGGACGCCGATTCGGACATCCTCTGGGACCTGCCCACCCTACGCGACCGCAGCCGGGATCTCCTCCGCAACGCGCCCCTGGCGACCGGGGCCGTCAATACCGTGATCACTAATACCGTAGGGCAGGGCCTCCGCCTCCAATGCCGCCTCGATCGCGCTACTCTGCGTCTGACCGACGAGAAGGCCGAGGCTTGGGAATCCGAGACGGAGCGCGAATGGGGGCTCTGGGCCGAAACGCAGGAATGCGATGTTGCCCGGACGCTGACTTTCGGCGACATTCAGGAGCTGGTCTTTCGCCAGGTATTGGAGAACGGCGATGTTTTTATCTTGATGCCCCGATTCGTGCGGGGCGGCTACCCTTACATGCTCCACCTTCAGGTAGTCGAAGCCGATCGCGTCTGCAATGCCGACTGGGCGCCCGACAGCGACATCCTGGCCGGCGGCGTCGAAAAAGATTCGTATGGCGCCCCGGTGACCTATCATATCCTGCGGCAACACCCCGGCAACATGCTCTTTGCCACGAAAAGGGATTACACGTGGGAAAAGGTGCCGGCCTTCGGACGCAATACCGGGACACGGAACGTCATCCACCTCTATCGCGTCCTGCGGCCCGGGCAGAGTCGGGGGGTGCCCTATTTGGCGCCGGTCATCGAGTCCCTGAAACAGCTCGATCGCTATACGGAAGCGGAGCTGATGGCCGCCGTCGTGTCCGGCATGTTTACCGTGTTTGTCGAGACGGAGCGCGGTGATGCCAATTTCGGCATGTTCGCCCCCGATGCGGAAACCGGTGCCCTGACATCCGACGAGGACTACAAGCTCGGCAACGGGGCCATTGTCGGCCTGGCTCCCGGCGAAAAAGTCTCCACCGCCAATCCGGGCCGGCCGAATCAGGCCTTTGATCCCTTCGTCAAGGCCATCATGCAACAAATCGGCGTGGCCCTGGAGATTCCTTATGAAGTTCTCATCCGCCATTTCTCGTCATCATACAGCGCCTCGCGGGCGGCGCTGCTCGAATCATGGCGGTTTTTCCGCAATCGCCGGGCCTGGCTGGCCCGTAGCTTCTGTCAACTCGTATATGAGGCCTGGCTGGCCGAGGCCGTGGCGCTGGGTAGGGTGCAGGCACCGGGCTTTTTCCGTGATCATCGCATCCGCAAGGCTTACACGGGCAGCCTGTGGATCGGCGAGGCCCCCGGGCAGATCGATCCTCTAAAAGATGTGGATGCGGCCGAAAAGCGGTTGAGCCTGGGTTTGTCCACCCTGGATGAGGAGACCGTGGCGATTACCGGCGGCGACTTCGACCGGAATTATCCGAGGATTGTCAAGGAGCGGCGCATGCTGCAATCGATAGGCATGTGGAGTCCCGGCCAAAACAAAAACGCAGCTACCCTGTCGGGACCCCAGAACAGCGAAGACGAAAAGGAGGGCGAAGAATGAGGCTCCTGGACATCATGACGTCACCCTGGGCCATCATCCCCGAGAAGCTCCAAGAAATCCGGGCAATTTACGAGACCCACATGCGGGGCGAAAAACTGGACCTGCGAGGCTTCAAGCAAGTGAAGAAAGTCGGGAGCAGTTTTACCGGCGACGTCTCTGAAGAAGATTTGCGCGGCTACGCCATCGACCGGGGTGTGGCCGTCATCGCCGTTAATGACGTGCTGACCAAGAACCGGACGTTTTTCTCATATCTGTTCGGCGGGACTTCCATGCGGGACATCGGCGACGCATTCAGGAATGCACTGCAAGACGGGGAGGTGCATGCCATCCTGTTGCATATCGATTCCCCCGGCGGGACGGTGGACGGGACGGAGGAACTGGCCAACACCATTCGGGCGGCGCGGGGGACAAAGCCCATCGTGGCCCTGGCGGACGGAACAATGGCGTCGGCTGCCTATTGGATCGGGGCCGCTGCCGATAAGGTCTTCATTGCAGGAGATACAACGCAGGTGGGCAGCATCGGTGTGGTCGGCACCCATATTGACGTATCGAAACAGGATGAGATGATGGGGGAAAAATGGACGGAGGTTACCGCGGGCAAGTACAAGCGTATCGCCTCGATGCACCGTCCCCTCTCCGAGGAGGGAAAGGCCTATCTCCAGGAGCAGGTGGACGAGATCTATCGCGTATTTGTGGATTCGGTCGCCGATCTGCGGGGGCGCTCGGTGGAGCAGGTCCTGGAAGCGGCAGACGGAAAAATATTCTTTGGAAGGGCGGCCATCGAAAACGGTTTAGTGGATGAAATGGCTGCCCTGGAAGACATCATCAACCAGCTAAAGGAGGACAACCTGATGAATTTGGATGAACTGAAAGCAAAACATCCTGATCTTTTTCAGTCGGCATACGAGGAAGGGCATGCAGCCGGACTCTCGGAGGCCCAGGAGCGGATCAGGGCGGAGGCGTTCGCTGCCGGCAAGGCCGAAGGCCTGACCGAGGGGGCGACGACAGAAAGGGATCGCCTCATGGCGATGGATGACAACCTCATCGAGGGGCATGAAGAACTTCTGGCCGCTTGCAAGAAGGACCCTAACTGTACGGTGAACGAATTTCTGCGAAAACAGACCCAGGCCGAAAAAAAGCTCCGGTCGGAAGAGCTTACCAAACTGAGAAATGACGCGATTTCACCCGTCCCCCATGCTGCCCCGCCCATTCCCGGTGCGGATGGAGGAGACAGCGCCCTGGACTCCCTGCCCATCGAGCAGCGAGCTCAGACGGAATGGGACCGCAATCCGTCCCTTCGTCATGAATTCGGCGATAACTACGGCGCTTATCTGGCGTTCCAAAAGAACGTAGCAGCGGGCCGGATCAAAATCCTCGGTCGCAAAGACCGATAAATAAAGGAGGAAAAAAAAGATGGCACTTACAGCAGATACTCCGAGAGCTTATGAGCTGGGCAACATCAACGAATTGCCCGTAAAAGGCTCCACAAAAATTTATGAAGGCGCGGCGGTGGGCGACGCCGCCGCCGGATATGTGCGCGGCCTGGTGGCCGGCGACCCCTTCCGTGGCTTCGCCCAGCGTCAGGCGGACAACAGTTCCGGTTCCGACGGCGACATAAAAGTCAAAGTGATCACCGAGGGCCTGATCAGACTGACCATCACCGGGATCGCTATTACTGACGTCGGCAAGCCCGTCTATGCCAGTGCGGATGGGACTTTCACCCTCACGGCGGGGTCCAATAGCCTGATCGGTTACGTCCATCGGTATGTCACGACCAATACCTGTATCGTCGCGTTCAGCGACAAGGGCGAGGATTCCGCGGCGTCCGCGGCGGCGTCCACGGCAGACAGCAAGGCCGTCTCCAACTCGGTTATCGCATCGGCTAATCTCAGCACCGGGGACAGTAAGGCAGTTTCGCTATCAACGATCATTTCCGCAAACCTGTCAACGGGCGACAGCAAGGACGCCTCCAACTCGGTTATCGCATCGGCTAATCTCAGCACCGGGGACAGTAAGGCAGTTTCGCTATCAACGATCATTTCCGCAAACCTGTCAACGGGCGACAGCAAGGACGCCTCTCAATCCGCGCTGATCAGCAACCACGAATCCAGAATGGCTTCGCATAGCATTTAAGGAGTGAGAACGTGCGTATAGCCCACTGGACAGAGCATATCGGGTCGGGAATGAGCAGGGTGGCAGAGGACATGGCGGCCCAGGAGCGCCTATTCGGCCTCGATTCCCATGTCTTCAGCCCATTCCTGGCGGTGGGCGACGATGCGCGGCAGGCCGACATTCATGTGATCCATCAGCACCTTCCGGATGAATTCCACGGGGAAAGATTCCGGAAGGTCTATGTCACCCACGGGACGCCGGAGCATGTCTTTCAATCCTCCGTCGAGGCGGGTCTGAATATTGGCTATGGGGCGAGCGATCCCTTTATGATCGCCCAGTACTGGCTGAAAGCCGCCGATGCCGTCATCACATTCTGGCCGCGCATTCAGGCGATCTGGCAGGATCTCTGCCAAAAGCCGAAGCAGGTGGACCTGGTGCCCATGGGCATCGATCTGGATTTTGGCGCGATGGGCAGAGCCGTGGGAAGTATGCCGGCGCGCCAAGCGTGTTCAGTGCGGAGAATTGTCATTACATCAAATGGCCCCTCGATCTCGTCATCATGTGGCCCTGGGTGGTTGCCCAGGTCCCGGCGGCGAGGTTGCACCTGGCATATATCCCACGGGATCAGCACCGCTGGTGGTTCCCCTGGATGCACGCCAACGGCTGCGCCTTCAAGAGCTATATCAGCAGCGGGGCCTTGTCCTGGCCTGATCTCCGCAATGCCTTTCAATCCACGGATTATTATCTCGGTCTGGTGCGCTATGGCGACTTTGACCGGGTATGCCTGGAGGCGAGAGCGGCAGGGTCAAAGGTGATTTCCTGGGCGGGGAATGAATACGCCCATTACTGGCTCCACGAGGGGGATCAGCGGGACCAGGCCAGGGAATTGGCGGCGATCTTGAAGGGCGAAATCGAGCCCCGCGATGTCAAGGACGTTCCGTCCAGAAAAGACATGGCGGAGGCCATGATAGCGATTTACGAGAGGATCTTGGGGAAATGAGAACATGGGAACCGTCGAATATTTACGGCAAACCAGATTTGGGACGAAACGTGAAAATCGGGGCGTATTGTGACATCGGCGACGCCATTATCGGCGATGATGTTTCGATCGGTGCTTTCGCTTTCATCCCGGGCAAGATCACCATTAAGGAAAAAGCATGGATCGGTCCTCGTGTGACATTCACCCATACTTTCCCCCCGGCCACGCCGGATGATTGGGAGGAGACGGTGGTTGGCAAGGGCGTGAAAATCGGCGCATCGGTGACGATCCTGTGCGGAATACATATCGGCGATGGCGCCGTGATCGGGGCGGGAAGCGTCGTAACCAAAGACATCCCCCCCGGAGAGACATGGGCCGGGGTGCCGGCCAGACCCATTAACATGAAAATAACTTAAAAAGGAGGCTCAAAATGGGAGCATCAGGATTAGGAAGCCGAGCGATTATCGGCGCGTTTTACAACAGATTGTCTCAGGATCTCGGGA